TTACTGAACTTACTCGTACTGAGAAAGGTGAGCAGGTTGACATTAATAGCCTGCTACTGGCCGCCTAATTAAAGCCAGAAATTCTCTTCTTATAGCTGGAAACTCCTTAAGCTATTAGACTACAACGTAGAGATGAAATAAGCTCAAGCGTGAATGTTTAAAAACTAATAGATTGGACAATCAGCAGGGAAGCCCCGAATAGGGGAACCCTCAACGACTATCCCGAAAGGGAGTAGGGCTAAGCCCGAAACGGAGAGCAATGAGTGAAAGAGTGTATTGTTTGTGGAGAAATAAAGATATTTAAGGCATTCTATAGAAACAGTCATATGGCTGATGGGTACTTAAATACTTGTAAAGAATGTGAGGCTAAGAGACGATCTACTCAGAAGTATAAAAAGATCGCCCAGAAAGCCGCAAAGAAGTATAGAAGTAAGAATCCTGACAAAGTCTCAGAATACAATAAAAGGTATAGAGAGCAGAATTCAGACCTTCTTAACGAACGAATGAAAGAGTGGCATAGAATTAATCGTCATCTTTCAAACGCTCATAAGGCTAAGCGTAGAGCATCAAAGAGAAAAGCTACACCATCTTGGTGTGAGATAGAGGATATCAAGCTTATTTATCTAGAGGCTAGACAAAGAACCTTAGATACTGGAATACAACATCACGTTGATCATGTTATTCCGTTACAGAATGAGCTAGTTTGTGGACTTCATTGCAAGGATAATCTCCAAATAGTCTCTGCTAAAGAGAATGCAGAAAAATACAATAAACTTATTGAAGATATAGTCTGATCTTAGTAGAAATATTAAGCTAACATTTTGTATTATGCACCTGTTGGCTGATCTGGTAGATGACGGTATCGTTGGTGATAATGAGCGTGAGGGTAATGAAGAAGAGATGATGACCTATACGGACACCATCTCGATTGATCTGATCTCTCATGGCGTACGTCAGAAGGGTAAACTGGCTGAGCAGAAGACTGTGGTCAAGTTCCGTGAACATGCCCGTGATCGTCTGGCTTACTGGCTGGCTAACCGTATGGACCAGCTTGCATTCCTGACTCTGTCGGGTATTGGTTATGGTTTCAATAACGACGGCTCGGCTCGTACATCTGGTGCATTCTCTACCCTGGCATTTGCCTCGGATGTGTCTGCTCCTACAACTAACCGCCACTATCGCGTGACCAATGATGCTTCCAGTGTTTATACTGGTCTTGCTGCTGGTGCTACTGCCTCGGTCGATGCTACAGATACGCTGAGCTATCAGTCTATCGTCGATATCGTTACCCTGGCTAAGACCAACTACGTTAAGCCGCTGATGGCTGGTGGAAAAGAGTACTATGTTGCTTTCGTTCGCCCTGAAGGTCTGGCACAGCTTAAGAAGGATCAGGACTTCCAGCGTGCTGTCGTGACTGGTCTGGATCGTGGTAAAGAGAATCCGTTCTTCTCTGGTGGTACGGTTACTGTTGATGGGCTGGTTCTGCATGAGCATCGTCTTGTGTATAATACCAAAGGTGCTGCTTCGGGTTCGAAGTGGGGTGCTGGTAGTACAGTCGACGGTTCTCGTATGCTGGTCTGCGGTTCCCAGGCTCTTGGTATTGCTGATCTTGGTTCCCCTGAATGGGCCGAGAAGTGGTTCAACTATAACAGTTCTCCGGGTGTCAACGTCGATAAGATGTTTGGTCTCCTGAAGCCGAAATATCATTCGATCTACTCTGGTACGGTTGAAGACTTTGGTGTTATGGCTATCGATCACGCAATTTGATGTTTGAAATAGTTCAAATGTGAACTGAATGATCAACCTCCTGTCTAAGTTTCGTACATTCAGGAGGTAATCATGAAAGAGATTGTTTTAACCAAGGGTGCAATAGCTCTGGTTGATGATGATGATTTTGAAAAACTTATTGAAACCAGATGGTGCTTGAATGGGCCTTATGGTTACAATAAGGGTCGAGGATTAATGCATAGGTTTATTCTAGGTCTACAGAAAAGAGATCCACAAGTAGACCATATAAACGGGAATAAGCTAGATAATCGAAAGAGCAATCTAAGATTATGTAATAATGCTGAAAACCAGATGAATCATAATAGTACTGGTGGTAAGTCAAAATATCGTGGGGTTATCTGGGGTGGAAAACACCCTGGTATGAAGAAAAGGCCCTGGATATCAAGGATTAAGTTGCCTGGACAACCTAGAGTATTTCTAGGCTCATTTTCAACAGAGATAGATGCAGCTAAGGCGTATAATGAATATGCATTAAAACATTGTCCTGAGTTTACAAAATTGAACGAACTATGAGGACATAATAATGGCCGATAAGCCTAGACTTGGTGAAATGCTTCGGATGATGGGTGCTGGTGGGGCTCGTAATGCGGGCAAGACTGTTGTAGATACCCAAAAGAAGAAGAAAAAGAAACTAGACTCTGTTATGGATGAAATCCGTAAAACTAGGGGTCGGTAAGGAAGAGATAAATAATGATCTCAACTTTTAATTAACTCTTTGATGATGTGAGGAAATAGTTATGGCTATTACTAAAAAATCTGGTCGCCAAGAGGTGATCGCTGCTCGTGTTACTGGTACGTTTGGTACTGGTAATGATATCGCTGTTGCTGGTACTTATGGTGCTATTGATGTGCCGGAAGGTGCTATCGTTGTTGGTGGTAACTTCGTAATTTCTGATGCTACAACCGCTACCGTAGATGTGCATATTGGTGATGGTGGTGTTACGAACCGTTATGGTGACAACATTGATGGTGCTGCTACTGGACTGACAGCTCTTACGCTTACTGGCTATAAGTACACTGCTGCTGATACGATCGACCTGTTGGTTGATACTGCAGATCCTGCTGCTGATGGTACGTGGGAACTGACTGTTCTGTATATCGTTGATGGTCGTGCGGCTTTCTCTGAAGGCTAAAAAACCTGAGGGGCCCTTCGGGGCCCTTCTTTTCTATTATCCTTGTCAACTGAATTCGAAATGGAATCTAAAAAATTTAAATCAATTGCTGGTCAACCTATCCGTATTGCTTTGCTTGATGGTCATGTTACCTGGGTAGCTGAGGATTGGACTGAGCTACATCCACGTTTCCATAGTGCAGCTTATTCGTCTGGCTGTGTCTCTCAAGACATGTACCGTAACTCTCAACTCAGTGAATCTGATGCTCGTGTAGCAAATACTATGCAGAACGTCATGCTTCAAAAGAAAGAAGTTGAAGATGCTATCCGTAAACTTATTGATGAAAATAACCTCGAAGCGTTTGATAACAAAAACGGTAAGCCTAGGTCTAACACTTTGACTGAAATGGTTGGTTTCCGTGTTACTAATGCTATGCGAGATGAGGTCTGGTATTTTGTACAGGAATCTATGAATGACGCTTCTTGAGCTTGTAACATATCTTCGTAAATCTATCCTAGATGATGTAGGCGGTACCAGTGTTGACTGGAGTAGCCTTACAGAAGACAACGTAGCATCTGATCAGCTTCGGTGGAGTAATGAAGAACTTACTCGTTTTATTAATGAGGCTCAGAATCGCGTATGCCTAGATGCTCTTGCTATTAAAGATAGCACAACCTTCTCTATTTCTGTGACTACCGGGATAGCTTCATACTCACTTGATAGTCGGATTATCCAGATCAAAGGTATCTATCTAGACTCTACTGGTAAAGAGCTTATAGAACAAGAGTATGAAGATCTCTATTCTCGTCAAAACTGGCGTACCGTGACCGGTACTCCTACCCATTATATGATTGATATTGATACGGGCAAGATTCAACTATATCCTAAACCAGAAGCCGATGATACCATCAACATAGTTGCATACCGTCTACCTCTTACTCAACTTGATTGGGAACTAAGTGAGATTCAATCATCTGAACTTAGACTTGAATATCAGATCCCTATGTTGAATTGGGCGGCTTATTTAGCATATCAGAAGGATGAAGCTAATACCTTTGATCCTCAGAGGGCTACTTACTTCCGTCAACTCTACAGTGCTGACTTTACCTATAACTCCCCCTATAGCGATATCCGTCGTCGTAGGTCTAGTAATCGTCCTATTGGATATGGTGGCATCTAATGCCAAAGCACCCGAAGACAGTTGAACTTACTAGTTGGAAAGGACTGAATAATGTTCTTCCTCCTGAGCGTACCCCTGCAGATTACCTGAAGCAGGCTGATGATATTGATATTGATAAGAGTGGAGGTATCCGTAAACGTAAGGGCTACTCACTGAAAATCTCAGGTAGCTTCCACAGTCTTTGGTCAGAGGGCAACGATTGTTTTGCAGTTAAAAATGGATCTCTTGTTCGTATTCGTAGCGATTATAGCACTACTGATCTGGTCACGGGTATAGGGGATAATGAAAAGATTGCCTTTGAGAAGTATGATGGGGCAGTCTATTTTACCTCCTCCGGCCACAAAGGAGTGATTGAGGGTGACGATGTTGTCTCTTTCGGGATTGACTCGCCTAACCCTAAGCCAACTTTGTCTCAAGGAACAGGTATTCTAACAAAAGGGACCTATCAGATTGCCCTTACATATGCTACTTCAGATGGTAGAGAATCTGG